AGTTGTTGCTTCTGAAGAAGACATTCCGGTCATCATTAATTTAGCAACACCGGCCATTCCAAGAATAGCCAAGCTAAATACAGCTAATCCTGCGGACATCCAAAGAATCGATATAAATCCTCCTTTAGTAACGGTTTTAACTAAATCTAGTAAGGCAAAAATTGCAACAGCTGCTACAACAATACCTACCATTATTAACATGGATTTTATTATAGATCCGCCGGATTCTTTTCCGAGAATCATAGGAATAACTTTTAATACCAAAGCAAATGAAACAATTCCCAATGCTAAAGCAGCCATTCCGAGACCCATTTCGATAGCTGTTTGAACTCCTTTTTTAACAAATTTATTGGATAACCATAGAATAGAATATAATCCTACCATAGCTAATATCGTAATACCTACAAATAATAAAAGATCCTCTGGTTTGGATTTGCCTAATAATTTTGTACTTATAAACATCGTAAGGATAAATACAAGAATACCTCCTGCTATGGCGGCCATTCCCAATCCCATTTCAATTCCTGATTTTGTTGCTTTTTTTGTAAATTTATTGGCCATGGATAATACAGCAAATAAAGAAACCATTGAAATTATTGTAATTCCCACAAATAATAATACATCTATAGGTTTTACTGATCCCAATATTTTAGAAGTAATAAACATTGTAATAGAAAAAGCTAAAATACCCCCAGCAATTGCCATCATTCCTAGACCCATTTCTATAGCAGATTTGGTTCCTTTTTTAGTAAATCTTTCGGCCATCGAAAGCAATCCGAACATAGTTCCCAAAGCAATGACAGTTATTCCCAAAAATATTAAGACATCACTAGGCTTAGATACTTTAAGCAATTTTGAAGTTAATAATATGGAAACCGCAAAGACAAGAATTCCTCCAGCTAGATATACCAGGCCTAATGTAATATCTCGTATAGGCTTGGTAATCTCTCGAAGAGCTTTACCCATTTTTTCAAATGTTTTAGCAGCTCCATTAATTTTTCTGCTACTTCCTATTTCGCCTTTTGATTCCATGAAATCATAAAGCATTCCTAATCCCATAAGAGATTGTTGAACCGATCTAATTCTTATTTTTCCTAATGATTCTAATCCTTGAGCTAATACGGGTAAACCAGCTCCTAAATTATTAATCGATTCCGTAAGATCCTTTAATTTTTTACCGGATTTAGCTTTATCAGCAGTAACAAGCAATTGATCCATAAATGTAAAAAATACTTTTACATCTTTGGGTTTAACGTTTTTAAATTGGCTTAAAGCCCCACCTAAATTAGATAAAACGGATACTTGGGATTTGGGTTCTTTTCCTTTTTCTGGACCTGGAGCAGCACCGCCGGCTTTTGCACCCCTTGTATTTAATTCAATTTGCCCAACCGTTTTAAGAATGCCGTATAAAAGTTCGTTAGCTTGCTGCATTTAAATATCCGAATTTTATTTATATATCCTTATAAAATAAAAAAGGTGCACGAGGCACCTTTTAAAATTTTGGTTTTGGAATATTCATTTTTGGAGTTTTAAATCCTCCATATGAATCCATTTTGGGAGTTTTAATTTGGGGAACCTGCTTTTGCTGTTCCTTCTCTTCTTTATTGTATCTTTTTTCCTCTTCTTTATTAAATTCTTCCAATTCTTTAAGCATATATTCTACTGAATAAAAATCCATTAGATATAGCAAAGGAGCTGGAGTATGAAGTCTAAAAGCGAATATAAATTCTATTTTAGACCAATTGAGAAAACGGATCTGAAATAAGGAAAAGAGATTTAATCCCGCCTTGAAAGTTTAGCGGAATAATCCGCTCTCCCCCACTTTCATCTTTATATTTAATAACAGGATTGATAGTATCAGCAAATATTTTTCTAATTTCTGTTAATAAAGAGATTTCTCCCGATGACCAGTTGTTTGAATCAAAAACATATTTTCCATATGTTGTATCATTTAATCCTTTCCAATCTCCAATAACAAATGGAGCAAAGTTAATGAAATCTTCGTCGATAGGTTCCCCCATCTGACGTTTTCTTTGGATATATTGTTTGAGCCAATTAGTTACACCAACAGAAGGCAAATGAACTCTGTGTTTTTTACCATTTTTGAAGGTAAGTGAAATACATCTTTCTTCAGGAGAATAGTATTTCATAATTCTTTCATCAAAGGTAATATAGTCAACCATATCTTTAACAACATCCATTTTATTTGTTTCAGATACTTTTACTTGAAGCTGGTTTTCGCCTTTTACAAAAGTTCTTTCTCTGATAGCTAAAAGAATATAGAATCTATCTACTTCTTTTATATCTCTCCAAGAAGAAGACTTATTGCCAGGATATTTAACATTACAGCATCTTTCAATAACATAATTTAACATATCATCTAATGCCGAAAGATCGTCTTCCTGTAAAGTAGACCAATGTCTAATTTCAGCTGAAGAAGCAGATCTAATAACAATTTCTGTTCCTTCTGGATAAAATAATCCTTGTGTAGGAAGATCTGTTATTTTTATTCTTTCCCATCCTAATTCATTTTGGGGGTCCCTTCCTTGTGATACAGGGGTTGGAATAATCCCTGGTATAGGAGTAATAGTAGGACCTATTTGACCCTCGTTTTGCTGAACAAATTTTTCTAATTTTTCTTCGTTGTTTTCTGGCATAATTATAGAATTTTATACGATTTATCTATATATCATTATACATCAAAAAACTTGATAGTTTCGACAAAAAAAGAGGGTAAAATACCCTCTTTTAATTATTTCTTCTTCTTTTTATCCAAAACCCTATTTGGAGCTTTTTTATCTCCTCTTAGAATTTTAAAATCATTGCCTGATATCTTTTTATTCTCATCCGCATCAATTTTATGCTGTTTACCTTTGAGTTTTTCATTTATGAAATCTTCCAAACTTTCAACTACTAATTTTTCCATATTATTATTTATAATTTTATTATACTATAGTTTCATCCCAGTTGTCACAGGCAAGTGTATATCCTTCAATTCTGTAAATATCTTCACTCATATAAGCAATTTCCGGAACATTAAGAGGTGTAATAGGAAATACATTATAAAGTTTCCATTGCCAGTAAGGATTATTAGATCTATCATAAAGAGTTACTAATGCCCAAGGAGCAACATAATCAGCTTTAATGCCTGTTCTACCAGTTAATGGGTCATAAATCAAGTCATTCCATTTTCTAAGAGTTTTAAGAACATAAGCACTTGGTGTACGGTTTAAGTTTACTTCAAATGAGAGAGTAACATCCATCGTAGTTTTATCCGGCTTAGCTCCAGCAAATCTTCTGGTTGCCCATTTGTATTGTTGTGAAACAGGAGATGTTGGGAAGGAATTAGATTCTAATCCTCCAATATTTATTATATTTTCAAGAAGAAGATTCGTGTTCTCCTCTGTAGAACCCACGCCAACAGGAAGAGATACTTGAATTGTAAATAAATTCAAATATAATGGTTCATAGAGTTCTTGAGCGGCTCTTGAACTTCTCCAGTGAGGAGGTCCGAATGTTCCTTGACTTCTAAAATTTTCAGCCATATCGTGTTACTTTTATTTTATTTATTCCTTAATTACATTGAAGAAAAGTTACCGGAGCTTGAGCCTCCAGTTTTGTATACTGTAATTCTCTGTATAATTTTTTCCATACCTTTAGTAATCCAAACTCCGATATCGATGAATGCAAATCCTTCATCAACGACTGATGGTGGGTTATTAGACTCATCCATTACAAGCTCATAATTTATAAGAGCTCCAGCATCCTTAATACTTTCCAAAATTGGAGTAATTGCATTAACGATGGTAAGTCTTGTTACTGGATTATTAAAGTCGAATACAAAGTTTTTAAGAGTTTCTTCAACTTGTAATTCAATAGTATTTAAAAGCTCCCTAACGTGTAGATAATTGTAATCACTTTTTACAGTTTGGTAAGCGGTTCTATTAGCATATATAAGAACTTCTCCTGTGCTTGTTCTTTCAATGATTGAATTATATCCGAATGGCTCAAGATACCCTCTATCCTGTGCATCAAGTTGATATTCTAATCCAGCTAAATTTGGATGGGAAACAATACCGTTTTTATTAGCAACGATAGCATATGGATCGCCTCCTAAAAATTTTCTTACAAAGCTGTTTGAAATATCCGCAGCTGGTGGAATAAGAGCAATCTTATCATTTTCTGTGTATTTAAGGAATGGTCCAAATACTCCGGTAAATTTCGATCCATTATCTTCATCAGGAAGAGTAAATCTAAAGCTTCTTGGCATATCTGGGTTTCCCCCTTCAGGAATATATTCAGTACTAAATATAGGTTTTGGATCAACTCCGCTGATGAATACATCGCAGAAATAAGGATTCTGACTTGTTGCAAATTGTGTTATTGAAGGTGCACTAAGAATAGCAGTTGTTTTTCCCCTTTTCTTAGCAAGCCTAGATAAGTAAACTTTACCACCCATATTAGGTCTTAGACCATATGACATCGTATCAACCACGTATCTGTAATTGATCATTTCCGGATTTGTTAATCCTCTAAGAATTCCAGGATCCTGAAGCATTTCATAGATCTTTTCGATTCCTTCTTCAGCGTTTGGAGTTCCGTTTGTATCATATCCAGGAAGATGTCTAGATGTAAGTTTTAATCCTTTAAGAGGAATAAATTTATAACATGAAGCTATTGATGGATCATCAATAGGTTTTTGAATTGTAATAACAGTTGGACTATCGATTTCTTCGTATGTTTCATAGATATAACTTGAAACATCATAAAGTTTTGATGTAATATAAGTAACACCGGGAGCAACATCTCCGCCGGAATTCTTTTTAACTAATGTTCCGATGGTTATATATTTTTGGTCTAAACTAGAATCTATAGAGAATTTTTTACCTGAAGTTCCTATAGCAGTTATGTTTATTGCGTTATGGATAATATTTGCACTAACATCAAAGCTATAGCTTAAAAATGAAGTAGAAACATCGCCTGTTAATCCAATAAGACTATGACCTGTTAAATCTATAATATTAGATGCAGCGGTAGGTGCTGATCCGGCTCCCATTTCCCATTGCTGCTGATTCTGATCCCAAATTAATTGATCAAGAG